CAATTCGGTCGCAAGAGCCAAAGCAAAGGTATCTAAATACCTCAGAGGGTGATTCCGAGGTAGTATGTTGTCACTGACGTGACTTCACAGTGCTTCTAGATTGCTTTCCTTATTTTAATGAACGTGAACTTCTTGAGCTGCGTATTCGGACGTTAGAAGACCACGTTGATGGCTTCTTAATTACTGACGCCAACAGAACACACAGAGGTGACGAGAAGAACTTTACGTGCCTAGAAGCAATTCGAGAGCTTGGTCTACCAGAGGAAAAGATTCAAGTCCTGCATGTAGAGCTACCTTCGTATGAAGAAGTCCAAGACCCCTGGATTCGAGAGCGTGGACAAAGAGATGCACTGGGTGTCGGTCTTGATTTGATGGACGATGACGATATTTTTATTTGTTCTGACTGTGATGAAATTGCTAACCCTGCTCGGTTTTCTGAACTTTTGGAAGTAGTTAAAGAGGAAAAAGAAAAGATTGTTAGGCTCAGCATGAGCATGCATTACGGTAGAGCTGATAGACAGCTCGTGTCTCCCACGGGGGAGTTATTCGATTGGCGTTGTGGGGTTGTAAGCACTGTTGGCAGGTTCAAAGCTTTTGGTACTCTTTCCTCAATGAGAGCTAGTACGGAGAATCACTATTTTGGAGAACGTGATGCAGGTTGGCACTTGAGTTGGATGGGTGATTCAGATAAGCGAAAGACAAAACTTCGTTCTATTGCTGAATATTACATATGGGATCGCCCTGAAGTACAGAAACTGTGTGAGGACTTTGAACCTGAAGAAGGTAAAACAGACATGTTGGGTCGAGAGGATCATCTGTTGACTTCTTACCCTGTTGAAAATTTGATGCCTGAAGCAGTTAAACTAGAAAGAGTTAAGGCGTATTTACTTCCTGATGGCTAATAAAATGCCCCCCGAGCTTCTCGAAAAGTTCAAGAAAAGTAGAGAAGAAAAATCAGGTTCTAACGAAGAGGACCAAAAGAAAGATAAGCGTAAATCCGCTCTTTCTAAAGCTCGCAAAGCTAAAGAAATGAGTTCCAAAAAGTAATTCTAAGAAATTACAAACCACTGTGTGTGTATAGATGAGTTCCTCCGAAACTAGAACAGCTTTTACCGAGATTTTGGAGGCTTCACGCACTCAAGATCGAAGTAACTCATCGTCCACGATGGTGGTTTTGAGTCATCTTCAGCAGATGATTCTGTTGATGATGAAAAAAGGCTTGGCTTTTTATTGTGACCAAGACACGTTTAAAGGTCGTACAAGATTTTTAAACGATGTCATCAGTCTTAACAAACTAGACATCCGATTCCCAGCAATTATCCGTAACTTTCTTATTGATGGTGCCGGTCTTTTTTACTTCAGACCTGACCCAAAACTAAAGTATCAAATTTACTTTTTTAACAAGAATCAATATCGTGTCTATCACGACACAAACGGGAACGTAGAAGAAGTCGTAATTGTCTATAGCTACAAGGTAAAGAACGCTTCTTTAGGTCTTCCTAGCGACACTTATGGTCAAAACAAAAGGTATGTTCGTCTAACACTTACAGCTAAAGAGATTACTGAAATTGAGACTGACAGTGAGCTTAGTTTTGAACTAGAGCCGGGTTCAGTTCTAACCCCAACTAAAAATCGACCTAACACACTGGGCTTTATTCCAGCTGTGGAAGTCCTCAATAAACCAAATTCAAGTGGTACAGAAGGAGAAGGTGAGTTTGATCCTTTTATGGAACAGATTGTTTTACACAATCAACTCACAAAAAATGTCGCTAAGAACATTGAGTTTTTTGGTAACCCGACACTTATTAGCTCTCGGCCACGAACCGACCTCGTAGAGGCAAACGACAGTCAATCTACTTTTAGGCCCACTATTAGTAGTCAAAGTGGTTTTGCGGGAATGAACCAACCGTCGACTCGGGTTTCTGAGCCGTTCGGAGCAGGTATGGGTTCCGGTTTACGTGTCCCGAGGATTATTGCCAACGTCGAACCTTCGGATCGTGTTGGCTATATGACCCCTGACCCAGTGTCAGGTGACATGAACCGATATATTCTTTTGTTGAGAGAGGAGATTAGAACAGCCTTAGGTGGAGTTGACGAGATCTCTATTTCCGCTGGTGCTACTGCCACGGAAATTAAAGGTTTGATGGGACGAGCCCAGGCAACGGCTCTTCGTAAAAACAAAGGATTTTTGACTTACGGGTTTAATCGTCTCCTTGAGATGATGATCTATCACCAAGAAGTAATTTTCCGAGAATCCTTTATCAGTTTGTCTGGGCTTAAAGAACCTAAACCTCCAAAAGAACAAACAGATGAGTCAATTGAAAAATATCAGCAGTCACTTGTCAAATTTGAAGCTAAAGTAAATCAAGCGATGAAAGTCGCACTGGAGACTAATACAGTTCCTCCAGGTGTTGTCGGTCTACCTGAAGACGGAGAGCGCGAAGTAACCTACAGATTCCAAGGTGATGTCTACGAAGACACTGCCTACGACATCAACCAAAAATCGATTGTCGTTAGGAACCTGCAGGAGCTGGGTGTTGATAGCATAGAAGCTCTGAAGTTTCTTTTCCCTGAAAAGACTGATTCAGAAAGAGCTGAAATGTTAAAAGGCTTTCCTTTTAGGATGGTCCAACAAACACAATCAGCCATGCAACAATTTCTGGTATTATTAAGCCAGATGTTGCAGTCTCCGCATCCTCTTGCGCCTAATCAGCCTCTAGCGGCTGATCCTAGACTGAATATTACACCGCTCCTTTACAGGACGTTTGACCACCTCGCTGAAGAACTAACTTACTCGGGTAGCTATGAGCCAGCAGATCCAAGCTTCGATCCCGAGCCCGGTCTCCCCGGCGGCAGCCCCGGCGGTGGATCAGGGTTCGGTAGGAACACCACAATGGGTTCCACAAACCCAAGCACCACCTACCCAGGCGGTAGCTTCGGTTCCTATGCACCAACAGCCGTCGCAGGCGGCACTGGTTTCGGACCCTTCTACCAACAACCAGTACAACCAGTCAACGTCTCCATCCTCCCCCAGCAACCCGTGGGAAGCAGCGATGGGTTCGTTGGAGCGGGTGCTGAGTCAAGTCAACTCGACATCCCTCAGCCAAACTCCACAGTCTTACTACCAGGCGGAGCAGGCGCAGGCTACTCCACAGAACAGTCAGACTTTACAGGCCCAGCCTTGGGCTTATCAGGCACCCCAGGCAGCGCAGACCTTACCTACCAGCGTTACACAGACCCAGGCTTCCTCTCCAACTTCTACGGGAACGAGAGCAGGAATCAGCGAAACAACCGCAGAAGTCGTTAGTCACTTCGGTATCGAAGCTCCAGGCATTCTTAATCAGTACGCCTGCGGACTCGAAGATCTTCTAGTCAATCAAGCTACTCAGCTTGACACTCTTTCTGCCCGCCACGATGCGATGCAGACAATTTTGACAGATCCTGACCACCTGGCTAACTACACAGATCGCTACTTCACTGAAGTCGTGCCTGTGGATGTTGATGACAACGCTCTGGCTATGCAAGGTCAGCAAGCAGGTCAAGCCTATCAACAGACCTACGACATGCCCGCTCCTTCAGCTGGTGTAGCAGGTTCACAACAAGGGGTCGCCCCTCAACAGCAGTGGGATCAGTTCACTGATGTGATGAACCGTAATCCTGAAAACGCTTGGCGTGTTCTTGGTGCTATGGGACCAGAAGCTATGCGTTCAAAGCTTTTGTTCATGGATCCTTCCTGAACTAGCTCAATTAATCAGCGAGATTAAGCTCCCGAACTGGGGGCTTTTTTCTTGCTATTCTTTATTTACTTAAGGATTTTGAAATGCGTACTCTTGGTGATAAGCAGCGGAAACAACCTCAGCAAACAAAAGATGTAAAAACTGCAGAAGCTCCTGTCGAGACTCCTGATTCTCCAGTTGTTTCAGAACCAAATCAAGTTTTTGATGAGTCAGTATCTTTAGGTTGACCCTGAAGTTTCTTTTTTGACTTTTGCTTCTAAGATTTTATCTGCCATAGACAGAAGTCGAATCCCTGCGTAACCACATATAAAAGACGTGGCTACGGATTCTGATTTTGATAAATTAAACTTTTCTGATATAGCAGGGCTAACGAACACAGCTAAAAAATATCCGACAATAAGTGTTCTCAAAAGCATGAAACCCATGTGCTTCATGTTTTTTTTATGAACGATAGAGTCTGTAAAGGAACCTGCAACTGAGGCCATAATTCCTTCTCCGTCGTTTACCAAGATACTGAGTACCTTTGCTCCAAAAAATAACATCTCGAAGCAAGTAAAAGAACCTGACCTTCTTTAATTTTAACTCAGGTAAACTTATATAAGTTGATTTTACGTAATGGTTTATATCCCTACTACCAACTGGAAGTATGACAAAAGTCTTTATCACGCGATTCAGTCTGGACCGCAACGAACAGGCGATAACTTAGATCGCACAGATACGTATTTAACTTTTTCTAGTGGTTACGTGATGCCTAATGGCGTCCAACAGACTTATGAGTCAGTAAGTAGCGAAGGGGCTGACTTTGGGGTTATTCGAGTTGGTCCGCCAAACATCAGCGGATACTTCAACACTGAGTGGAGAGCAGTACCACCCGCAATAAGCGGCTACTGGACAAATTATGACAACGTAAATCCTCACGCTTCAGGTTTATTAGACAGCTACGTAGGCTTTAGAGCACAAGGCTTATATAAGACAGCAAATTCAACGGTTCAAACCGCTA